ATCCAAAAAACAAGCACACCAGAAAATAATAACAAAAATGTATTCAGAATATACTGAATATCATTCATATTTCTCCTTCCGAGAAAACAAAGCGGTAAGTCTTCCACCTTACCGCTAATTATTAATAATTAGGCACTAGGTTTAGAATAAATGCCCCATAATACCCAAATTGCAACTAATCCGACGAGTCCTTCGCTTCCAAGTTGCTTTACTAATCCTACTACAGAACCAATCACATCTAAACCGATAAACGGTACGGCGGCTCCAAAGAGGATTTGAAGCACTACTCCAAGTGCTATAAGTGATAAACCTATTTCTGTGATGGATCTAATCCATCCGAGAACTTTTTCTATCATTTTTATACCTCCTGGGTAATTAATATTTCTCACATTGACACGGAAAGTGTCAATCAATGAACAACAATATATAGTTTTTTTGAAAATAGATGAATATTGATAATCTAATGCGATATCATAGGAAATGTTTCAAACAGGAGCGTTCCAATACGATTCCCAACAAAATTTTATCCAAGTGTTAGTAGTATCCTTAGCCATATCTTGTACATAATAATGAGGCAAAAATCCGCACTCATTATTCCACCATAAGGTTGCATATCTAACATCAACTATATTCTGTTCTGGTCCTTTTCGTGAGCCTTTGATATGTTGAGCCATTTTTTCAAATGTTTCTCCTGAATCGCAAATATCATCTACAATTAAAACCCTCTCATCTGTAGGTCTTGGTAGATATTCAGCCCAAACAGGAAAATCTCTAAGTGAAGCCTGAACAGGTTTAAAAGGTTTATTAAACCAATGGCTCAACATGACACCTGGAACCAGGCCACCTCTTGAAATACCAACTATTACCTGAGGATCAAATTTGTCAAGAACAATGTCTCTTGCGAGTACATTTACATCTCTTCTCATTTCTTCCCAACTGTACCATAATTTATTCATGATATTCCCTTATCCTGCTATTTTATGGATGAAATAATAAAAACCCTAAAGTACCACCTGCGTTTGGAGTTTCCCCGTCAAAATTTGTATAACTTCCTTGGTCACCCCATGAAAATTGTCCGCCTGCTGAATTTACTCCACCGTTCATATATAATGTGCATGTTGTAGCATATGCAGATTCAATGACATAATAACCTTGACAGCCTATCATTGCAGGTGTATTTGTATCCCAAGTTACATTTGAGTATGCACCTATACCATGTCTTTGAGTTGCAAAATATTTGTTAGTAGAACCATTATTTAATTTTGTTCTTATTCTAATTGTATTTGAATGATTAGAGTTTTCTGATATAGCAGTATGGGCCCATGCATATAAAATATAATTTTCGTAATTTGTCAAGTCTATTGAAAGACTTAACATATCAACATCATTACCAACTGCAGTGGTTGAACCATCAGAATGTGTAATACCTTTTAACGGAATGAATTTTCCTGATGGAAAATTCACACCACTATTAATATCAATCGAACCAGCATTTTCAGTCGCAAGAGTTGCGGTTCCCATCTTCAAAGAACTCATTTTACTCCATGTCTCTTGTAATGTCTTTGATCTTTTCTATTTGCTTTGTAATAATTTCATCTCGCTTCGGCCAATAGATATAATCTTTGTCTGGATTTTTCATCAGATTATACAATAATGGTAGAATAAGTTTTTCTACCTTTTTCATATCTTCGTTATATTTTTCTTCAAGATATTCTTTTTTATAATTGATTTCATTGATAGCAGAATCTATCTTTTTTTCTAAATTTGTGAGAGTTTCCGATTTTGCTTCAACTTCTACAATTTTTTGTTCTACTTCTGTAGTTTTTGCTTTGTATTCTTCATCATCTACCGCAGAAAAACCAAAATCAAAATCTGCGTATTCTTCAGGTATTGTTGCCATAAGCGTGTCCGTACTTTGCTATGTAATAACTATCAACTATGTCTGTGATAGGATTATTTAGTTTAATGTTAAACTCGTCTAATAGGTTTCTATTAGTCTCATCAGTAAATGCATCATACATTTTTTCTTTATTAGCATTACCCTTATCTGTGGCGTATTTTTTAATGACGGTAGGCGGAATCATTTCATATTTGATTCCCCATTTTGTGAGTGTGTCTTTGAGTATTGCCATATTCTCTGCTATGTTAAATACTCTACCAGTGGCGGCATATGCGTAGTCTTCTATATATGCTTTCGGTCTTTCTGGGCTTGTTGCAGTAATACAACAATTAATCACCCAGTTTGCAAGCCCATGATACCTCTGCAAATCAGTTTCCCAAGCAGGATATATGTCTGTTTTTATGCTCCGAATCTCGGCCCATTTTGATCGTTGTCGTTCATTATTCGCCAAACAAAAATGAGTACAAGTGCCAGAATTATAATTCCACTTATCGTTTCCATTGTACAGTGTTATTGCAGGACTGGTTAATGAATAATCAATCCCAATTATCTTCATCTTCTTCTGGTGTTTCTACATAGGCACCGCAAAAAGGACAGTGGGATGGTGCCCTATGACTAGTCCATGTAACTATATATGATTCGCTACACTCAACGCAATCAAAATCCTTTTCAATCTCGTTCATTTGCAGGCCTCTCCGAATCCTTATATTTTTTTAATAAATGATAACAATGTTTAAGTCCGTCAGAATAACATTTAAGTCGTTCTGGCATGACCAAATGATTAAGGTCTGGTTTAGGGTTTCTTCTTATTTTTTCTCGTAAGTTAGAAACCCTAGTCATTTCATTTTCAATCTCGTCCATGATCTCCGCTAGGAGATTATCCGCATAGTGTTCTGGGACCATTGACATATCCATCGTATTCAGCCTTATAATAATATAGTTTTTCTCGCAATTCTTTTATCTTTACTGCATTATATAGGTGTGATGGAACGATCAATTGTTCGCTTAATAAGTCCTCATAGTGTCGTATAGTCTGATATAATTCATCTTTCTCGGACAACGCATCTGATAATACTTGCATTAGATGTCCACCACTTCACAACCACCATCGGAGGCACAAGCCAATTCTTGTGCTCCAGCAGTAAAGTCTTGCTCTTCGTATTTAGCCAACTGTAACCAATCAACATTTTTTGGCATTGTTTTCAATGCTTCTTCATATTCTTCTTTTGTACAATCTTGATATGGTGCTTGACGATAAGTATGTTCATTAAAAGGAAGAAATGAGATACCACTGATATTGTCAAAGTTGTCCCAAACCCAGTTACCTACTTCCATCCATTCATGTTCTTTGACTGAAATTGTCACTGATGGTTTATGCTCACACCAATGAGTTTGATATTTCTGCCAGAGTTCAAGTTGCTCTTTTGCGGTCATATCTTGTCTAAATACTGCATTTTTTGGACTCTGCATTGGAAATGAAAATACAGTTGTATGTTGTGGTTTCATTACATCTGCTTCGTTTGGAAACCCTGCATCTTTCATAAATGCACACAACGGATCTTTGTTGTCTGCACGTACAGTTCTAATATAGTATGGATTATGTCTTGCGTGAATACCTGATGCAGAATCAACTAACTGACTGACCGTTCCGCTTGGCTTAACGCATGTAATAGCGGCAGATTGAGGAATGTCAAGTTTCTCTGCATATTCTTTGTTTGTTGAAACCGCTTCTTGTTTAAGATTCTCTAATAAATCTTCTAGCCCTTTTTTCTTACCATTTGTAAGAGCATTGTCCATTATTCCTGTGAGAGAAACTCCAAGAAGTCGTTCTTCATCGCAGTTTCGTTTCCATTCTCTGGTGAGGTATTTGAAACTTGTGAGGGTTGATTGAAATGTGCCAAGGATAGTCGCCATGCGAACTTTCTTCCGTAAAGATTCGGCAGTGTCCCGTCCTCTGACAACGACTTCTGAAAGGTTGCAAAACTCTCTGCTTCTAAGAATGATCTCACTGCAGGGATTAGTTCCAAAGTCATCTCTTGGTTCTCTTCTGATTTCTTCTTCATTGTTTAGACTCTCTACTTGTTTTCTGGCCGACATACTGTTATAGATTCCTCGCTCTCCCGATTTAGAATCGTAGAGGGATAACCACTCTCGCATGAAAGTCCCAATGTCTGGCTTTTCTTTATAGTTAACCGAATTATTGGCGAGGGCTCGTTGAGGGTTATTCTCCCACCACTGTCCTGATTTAGCATGTCGCATTGTTTCATCTTGTAAGTTTGACAGGCTGATAAGAGCAGAACGGCGGACCCCACCAACAACAACAATTTCTGCAATTTTACATACAATATCATGTGCTTCTACTGGTTTAAGTTTACGTCCTGCACTATTCTGAAATGTATTTATTGTAAACTTAAACAGTTCATCTAATGGCTCAGGACCTGATGCTCTACCTCCAAATGTTTTGAGTGGTGCTCCTGCAGGTCTCACATTTGAAAG